CAACGAAAGTTACTTCCTTCATAATTAAGGGTTAATATAATGAGTGTCCCTCGTAAATTTATCGAGTGGCGGCAATTACCCGCTACTCCGACTTGGCATTTGTTTCTTGGAAATAAATCATTCTGTGGTCGAGAAAACAGCAATGGTCATTTCAATTTTGCTGAAACAAAGCCAGCAGCTGATGCTAAAATTTGTAGACTATGTATTAAAGATGCTGCCTCTTTCAAGGAACGAATTAAAGAGATTATCTAATGTCGCTTCCGGTTATTGGACAACGTACAGATGACGAGCGCAGATTGCACCCCTATTGTCAGGAGTGTAAATTTGCAGCTCAAGCTAGAAGTAAAGATTGGAATTCCATGATCCAAAATTGTCATGGTATTTATTCCGATGAAGACTTTAAATGTGTATCTGCAGCAACTCAATTAACTGATGCGCCTTCTACTGAAGAAGAAGTTAGAGAAGTATTAGATCCAAGTTATTGGATTTGGAAATATCTTGGCTTAACTCCCTATTGGTATCAGGATAGATATCTTCGTTGCACATCCGCCCGCAAAGCATTAAGGTGGGGACGGCGAACAGGAAAGTCCCATATCCTTGCAGCTGAGCAGGTATATAGATGTATAACAAATGCAGGTCTTAAAATTACTATTGCCACACCAGTAAAAGCGCAGGCACTTGAAATTGTAACCCGTATTAATGACTTCCTCCGTGAAGCACCATTAATTGGGCAGGAATTAGATAGGGCAGTTCAACAGCCCTACTATTCATTTGAATTTCGAAATGGTTCCCGTATACGTCTATTCGTAACTGGTCTCGCAGCTGGCGCCAATGCTGGCGCTACTGTTCGAGGACAGGAAGCTGACGTGCTAATTATTGACGAGTTAGATTATGTTGATGATTCTGCCGCCGCTGCCATTCTACCCCTATTGTCAGACCCACAGAGAACGGGCGAGATGATTAAGTTTGCAGTCTCTTCTACTCCAACAGGAAAAGAAGGTTTATTCTATAGGTTATGTAATGACGATGAATACTATGAATTACATATTCCCTCTCGGTTCCGAGCAGACTGGGATTCAAGTAAGGAACAAGAGGCACGTAAACTTTCAAAGACTAATGATAACTATCTTCATGAGTATGAAGCTGAGTGGGGAAGCAAATCGGATGGTGTTTACACTAGATCGCGTGTTATTCGAGCAATGCAATCATACCGCTATTTTAACATGCCAGCCTTCTACGATAATGAGGTAGATTGGCCAGAAATGGTACCATGGGCTCATTGGACCTATATGATCGGCGTAGATTGGAATGGTCCTGGTACAGGAAGTCGTATTGCCGTTATAGGTTTTGATCCAGAGCGATCTAAGTGGATCGTGGTATATAGGGAAGCTATTACCGTCGAGGAGTTTTCCCTTCATATCGCTGTAGAAAGAATTGTTAATCTTACCCGCTTTTGGAAACCTCATTCGGTCTATATCGACGAAGGATACGGACAAATGCAGGATGAGTATCTACGTAAGATTGGTAGTGTAGCTCTCAATTGCAAGATGACCAATCAACCATACAACCCTGCAGACCTTATTCTACTAGAACATTTGAAAGCTATTGACTTCGGATCTAGTATCGAGTATAATAGACTAAATGAAAATGGTGCAATAGAAAAGGTTAAGAAAAATACCAAGAACTATATGGTAGAAAACTTACAGCGTCATTTCGAATTGGATTCAATATGGTTTTCAAAGAGTGATGTTGATCTTAAACTACAGTTCATGGGCTATAACGTAGCACGACAGGGTAAGCACAACGAGAATATTTACAAGGCAGACAAAGAGGTCGGCGATCATGATCATGACGCAGTTCTTCTAGCAATGTTTGCTTTTAATAATGAATTTGATCTATTGGCTGGTAAGAGTATATCAGCTCAATATATTGAAGTAGCTCCCAGGCCGTTCCAGAAACCAACTGAGAACAGTATGCCAGATCCCATGGTGGATCCGCGTGGTTATGAAGAATGGCTTAGTGAGCGAGATAGTCGTGGTGGTAGGCCAGTTCAGATGGATTCTCCATTAGATGTTCCATCGCGTTCTATTAGACCGCCTGTACAATCTCAGATGATTGGTGTAAGTATTGTTTCAAGTAAAACTCCAGAATCGACTCGAGGTATGAAGTATAGAAAACCCATCGGTGGTCGCAATTCATGGCAGAAGAGGAATAGCAATGGACGAGGCATTTAAAAGACCTAGTTCTCCGGAATACGATCCTCTTAAGCAAACAGAGGTTCGTGGGGATTTTGTTGATACTGGAGAAGCTAGAACAACTAACGCAGAACCCATTTCACGAGCTCAGATTATAGTAAATGAATATGATAGAACAATTGAGTTCGCTAAATTTCTCGAAGGTCTTCTTGATGATGATCTTAAAGATATTGTAGTTGAGATTGATCCTGAAGAAGAACCAGAGGTTTGGATGGCGATGCAGAGAATTTTTTCTAATCCAAATCCAAAAATTACTTATCAATCCTACACTCAGATTCTTACTGCTCTTGAAGATATTGATGCTGTCGAATCTGAAGCTAATAATGAGTTTGCAGAAGAGGATGAGTTTATTAAACACTTAGTTGATCTCGAGAGTGGTATAGAGACCGAATCTGATACGGGCGAGATGACAATTATAAACGAGGATGAAGTCTTTGATCCTACCGTTATTAGAAAGATAGAACCAGAGGTATAAGATGGCTTCGGTGAATAAAAGTGATCTTGCTGCTTCAAACCAACTTAATATATCCATCAAAGTAATTACAAATGCTCAAGGATGGAAGAACCAAATTCGTGGTGTCTATACTTTTCTATACCCACATATGATTAAGGATTTTACCCACCTTGATGACTGGAAGCAATGGCGTCAAGCTTACGATAAGCATCTTCATGGTAATGGTAATAATGGATCCCCTACAACTGCACCCACAGTTCCTATTATATGGACTGAGCAGAAGGCCAAGGCAAATGTAACTAGTAATGATGCTGTTGGTAATGTTCGTAAGGGATTTAACCAAGTAGACGAAACAACTAAGATTATTAAAAAATAAGAGATTATTATGGCAAGTGTTGATCCAATCCTAAAACAAGACCTAATGCTCGTTAAAGAGTCATTTGAAAATGGAGCTCTTAAACAGAATGGAGCTGCTGTCTATCTGCCGTTTCGTCCTATGATTTCAACGACTAGACAGGGACACCAGGCCATAAGGGCAAATGTTGCAAAATATCCCTCCGTATATATAAAGGGTAATTCCAAGAAGAATAGCCTACTTAGCAAGGTTCAGTCTGAATGTATTCCCTGTGCCGCTAGATTAAGTTATCTGAAGCAATTGGATATTTCATTTGACGTGGATGTTACCCTTAATGGCTATAACAAGTCAAGTCTTAATCAATTAGTCACTTTCTTTAAGCAACTAAAGGGTCAAACTCCGATAGAAAGAAACCTATGCGACATTGCTGGGGCCCTCAGGGGACAATGTTTACCTGATCTTCAGCGTCTACTCGCCCTACTGGCAATGACCTTAGTAGATATACGAACATTTGATCTTAAGAAATTGAAAGTAAGTTTCCTTTCATTCATATTCGCCTTGCTTGGTAAGGTTGTTATTTCACTTACTACGGGACTCGATAAGTATACGCGCTTAATTACCGATACTATCCGTTGTATGTCCTTACAGATTCAGGACCAGATTGACAACCTAGATCCTATACTATCAGAAGAGGGTAGACGGAATACAGCCGCATCCTTCAAAAAGGCATGGAGAAATAAGGAAAACGATAAACAATGGGTTGCCGGTTATTTGGCAAACAGTATTCCACCTCCAGAGAAAGTTAAAGGGAGTTCAAATTTAGAGGCAGCTAACTCTCCACGTATTACACCTTTATATGAGAGTAGGCCAGTTCCTCCAAAGAATATCGACGCACAAATAGATAGGGCGGCTTCAGTTGTCGCAACTCCATTTGAGCAGATGCAGAATGCAGCCCTAAAGGTTCAAGCAGCATCGAATCCAGTGAGCACAGCAATTGGCACACCTCGGATCGATCAGCCATTAGCAATCCTCGAAGGAACATTAAGTCTCTGTATTAGTCGGGTAGAAGCAAATTTAGATGGAGCCATTCAAGAACTACTCAAACTATTAAAATCAAACGATGATAATATGAAGGGTATGAATGTACTTCTCGAACAGATGAACGCAATAATTGGAATGATTAGCATGGTTCAAGCTCTTGTAAATTCAGGCGGCAATAATAAGTACGATCCTTGTGGTCCTGAACGCGGAAGAGATTTCTTTCACCAGCTACAGATACCGGGTCGGCGCATCTACATTGTTCCTCCACCGATTGATTCAGATAGACCACTCAATGATGTTGATATCATTATTACTAATGATCCGATTCAAGTTGATAATCCAATTGTCCGCGATGTTCTCCAACAAGCTGGTATTACAGTAATCCAATCTGAGGAACCATCTTCAACATCTTCAGTAGCAACTGCTCCAGTTAAAACAGGACAACGTCAAGATAACATTAGATTCACTATTGACTCTGAACCAATGACAATTAATTTCTTCGCATGTATGAAGAAAACACTAGGACAGTAAATGGAAAAATTAGTTCAGCAATCACCGGGTGCATTAGCATCTATTCTTGATGATCCGGCATACCAGTCCAACTCAATGCGGTGGATGGCTAATCAAGCATATGAGGAACGTGGTCGGCCAATTAAACTCATTGAACCCGTGGAACATTTACGAACCCAAAAACTTCTGGATGCTCTAGCTAACAAGAATTTCGAAGCGCTCAAAAAGAGTCCTAAAGTAATTGGACTTAAAATTACATCGGCCTATACCAATGGATTGATGAGACCTGAATTCAACCTATTGGAAATCGCAGCCGTCTATGATGCCGAACCACTAGTTCGCAAGGCTATTACGCGCCAACTTAACCTATGGTTTAAACAGGGCTTTGAATTTATTGGCGAAGATCAGCAACTAGTTAATTATATCCGTAAGCGCTTTAAGTCTATGGCTTATGCTTCTGGTATTCCAACGCTACATCTATTTAAGCAAGTTGTTACTTCGTTATTGAAGTATTCAAACGCATTCATAATTAAGATTCGTGACAATAATCTATCTTCTGGTGTTGCCCACGATGGTCTGGCTCCAGTTGCTGGATACTTTCCTGTAGCCGCCCTTAATATGTTCCCAATGTATAAGGATGGTAAGATTGATAAGTGGATTCGATTCCTTAAGGATGGTTCACGATTCTGGGAATTCGATCCTCGAGATGTGATCCATATTACAATAGATAAAGAAGACGACTTCCTCTTTGGTAAACCACGCATGATTGGTGTTATCGAAGACGTCGCAGCTTTACGTCGTATTGAAGAAAATGTCGAGATCCTGATTTCCAAGTTCTTGTTCCCCGTCTATCAGCTAAGTGTTGGTACTCCAGAGATGCCCTGTAAGTTCTATAATGATGGAACTTCTGAAATTGACCTGGCTCGCACGATGGTGCAGAACATGGAAGCCGAGGGGATGTTAATCACATCCGAGCGTTTCAAACTTGAAATTATCGGAGCTCGCTCTGAAGCACTTAGAATTGATAGTTACCTTGCACACTTTAAAGCACGCGTGTATACAGGACTTGGTGTCAGTGCTGTTGATATGGGTGAAGGCGATACGGCAAATCGTGCCACTGCCGATAACATCTCACAAAATCTTAAGGATCTAGTAGTTGAAGATCAGCGTAACTTTGCAGCCGTCATTCAGCAGGCTATGTTTGCAGATCTATTCTTAGAGCATCCAGATGGTATCTCGGCGCTAAATGCATTTGATCAAGTACATCTACGCTTTGCACATGTTGATCTTGATAACCTAATTAAGTATGAGAGTCATGTTATTAACCTTTGGAATAACGATCTAGTTACTGACGATGAAGCGCGCGCATTAACAGGCCGCGATATCTTTACTACTGAAGATAAACTTCATACCAGATTTCATCAGATTGACGTTCCCATGGCTATCATCATGGCTCGAGACGAACCGTTTACACCCGAAGCCAAGAAGTTATCTGCTGCTACTACTAAAAAATCCCTAGTTGCTCCCACTACCACACCCGATGCTCCAGGTAAAAATATGCCAGCAATGGGAACTACCGGTGGAGGTGGAGGCGGGAAAATGCCTAAGGGTGGCAATCCAAGAATTCGAGTTAGACGTCCCGGTACTCCTGCTTCACGTGGTCCCGCTAATATTACCGGGCCCGCTAACCAACACGGTAAGAATTTAGGTCCAGCTAAAGCTAAGTCATCTTTTGAAGGTGATTTAATTGGATCCAGACTTACTAATTTGACCAGTTCTTTAGTCAAGTCTAACAAGATTGAAGACATGGCAATCGCTATTCAGAAACATTTCCCCGACAATTCAGAACAAAATATCATACTACCTATTGTCGAAGGAGCCCTGAGAGATTGCAAGGTACGTTCGCAGCTCAGAGCTCATCTCGTTGCAGGATTTATTGCTATAGCTAATAAATTCCCTGATTCCAACGATGAGGAGACGGGATCCAATGCTTAAGATTGTTGACATTTTCAAGTGCGACCTAGGGTCTGTTAAGGCAGATCGTAAGGATCGCTTCATTAAAGATGCTGCCCTCTATACTGTTGGGGGCGAACATCCCCTACCAGCTCTTATAGTTACTGTGGCCGCAACCCACGCTGGTTTAATGACCCGTAATAAGGCATTCTATAAACCTGACGTAATGCGCGCTCACTTAGAAACCTTCGTTAAACCATATCCCAAACCAGTCCAAGTCCATCACTCAGATCACGTAGATCCAGTAGGTCGGGTTAGGGCTACCAGATATGTAGATATTTCAAATACCTATGCAAATCAATTAAGGGACTTTACTAAGCGATTCGGTAGTAAGACCTTCCTTGATGAGGCAGTGACTACCGAAAAGGGTTTCGACCAGGTTAAGTGGGTATTGAAGAACTTACAACAGACTAATGGCTATAGGGGTCTTGGCTATGGCGAACTTGATTTACATATTACGGACGCCGATACCGCCAAGAAGATCCTAGACGAGCGCTATCTTACTGTATCCGTTGGGTTTAGCACCACTGAAGCCTACTGTTCAGAGTGCAAACAAGACTGGGCTGGCTCAGAAGGCCCCTGCGAGCATACTCCAGGACAAAAGATGGAAGATGGAACCCCCATGGTTCTCATTCCCTCTAACTTCTTATATGAAGAAGTAAGTTGGGTTAATAACCCCGCCGATCCCCATGCTCAGGTTATCAATATCGTGAAAACTGGAACTCCTTCATTTGAAACAGTTTCCGCAACCGATGCCGAATTACACGATCTTGCAATTATTCCCATACTATTAGGTGTTAGTGGCGAAGGTATTTACCGCTTGGATTCCTACAAGGATGTAGATGTAACCCGGGCTCAGGAGATTTTGAACGTGACTAAGAAGACAGATTCAACACAAGTTGATAGTGCACCTGAACTTATCGAAGTAGATGGCGCACAATTCCCCAAAGAAGCTGAAGTTCTTCTAGCCGATGCGAAACGTGAGAATTGGGTTACAACCGAAACTGATGGTCATGTCCATCGCGCTATTATAGATCCTGCTACTGGTAATGGTAGTACCGATTGGCTATCGGATCATTCGCATTCAATTATGAATAAAGTTCTTGAA